TCACATCACGCAGACGTTTGGCGTTATCCGAACGGGTCTTATCGGTGTTCGTAACGATTGCCATGGTGGAGTTGAAATAACGGCCATATGTCAGCCAGTCGAGTATCCCATCTCCAGCAGTGGACTTACCTGTCTGACGTGGCTGTACCAGGAAATACATCAGGTGTTGCAGGTAACTCCAGTACAGGCTACAGTTCGCACGATTGAGGCGGAACTGGTTACCCTTGATACCGGTCTGGGGTGGAATAATCAAACACTCTCGCCAGAAGTACCAGGGGTTCTCATGTATCTCCATTGCCATGGCCACCTGGGTCTCAATGTCCAGGTCCATGCGAAACGGGTCGATGCCTTGCAGGTCACGGTTGTGCAGCTGCAGAGGGAACAGACAGTTCTTCACTCCGGCGACGTGGCGGAGTTTACTGGAGAATTCCAGGAATGTCTTATTACGCGTTTTCAGGTCGGGTATCGCATTTGGATATCGGTCCCAATCCTCTCTGAACAATATCCCCGTCATGTCTACCTCTATATAGGTGAATAAATACACACCAAATATCACCAACAGCATACTCCCCTTTCCCACGCCCCCTTAGGGACATGGGAAGTGGTTTCTGCCGGAACCCATCCGTATAACGATGGTCACACCCATCGTAGCAGTGGTACCGGTCCTGTCGAGTACACCTGCAGGCATCAAACCCGAGGCGCAATCCTCAGTCCAACACCTGACACGTCATAACGACAGTCCGGTACATCCGCATGGGGTGGTAAGCCGATACCCGTGATGCAGGTCACCGAAACCGACTTACCCGTCACCCAGCACCGCACACACCGATTATCATCGCTCGTCGACGTATATAGCGTTTCCCCGTATCACGTTAGGGTCACCGTCTTGGCGATTTACTCCTGTGTGCCGCATTGGGTCACATGAGGTCGACGACTCTGGAGTCGTCTGGCTGCGAACAGTCCACACAAGCCGTGGGAGAGCGGAGTTGACTGTCTGCTGCGTAGGGTCGACCGAGCTACAACGCCCACCCCGGCGGTATAGCTCAGCCTAACCCGAGTGAACCCAATCCTATCAGGGGTTCCCAGTGCGAGCTGAGGGATTCACTCGAGTATTCTCGAATAGGTGCAGCTCCCGCGTGATGCTGGCAAGAAGGTGATTCTTGAGGTAGCTTGCGGGTGCTGCGGTACTGCTGCTGCGCTCACCGTCCCGTAGGACTATCGGTTCTCGCCGCTAGGTCGTCTGACCATTTGGTTGCCGTCACTCCGGATTTCCGTCGGTGGTGTGGACACGCATCGAAATCAAGTTTGGCATAGTATACATCCCAGGTACGTAAATTTTCACTAATCCCGTTTCCCGACAGACTCGGATTTCACCTCGCCCACACACTCTTCCTTATCCGCGTGCGCAGGCACACGCTCGCACACATGCACGTACACGCAGGCGCGCGCCCGTGCCAATGAATATTATACTTACGTATAATATACTTAGATCAATAATTAAAACATAAAAACAAAATAAAAACAAATAAAAATATTATATATAAATTATATTAAGATCTATTCGCGCGTGGCGCGAGTGCGCAGGCGCGCACGCGTAATAGAGATGGCTCCCAGGAGTGATGGTATCACTCCTGGATGATTTCGTCAGCGTGAGATGAGATCAGTCCTGCGGGGATTGTGCTGCGCATCCCCTGGTCCTGACTCATACCCGCCACTCAATCGGGTATGGGATTTTCGTCAGGTCATCCCCGCTGACTCGCGTCAGCGGGAATACCCCGCCGCGCAGCGAGAGAATATTTGGGCGCGGTCGGCGGCGGGCGCAGCACCGTCGGCGATAGCGCGACTCCACCCAGATTGACTCTCTCAAACGCTCTGTAACGAGTTTTATACTCGATGGTATACATTCGGGTCAGTTCAGTGAAAAAACTCAACACAGAGCGATACAGGAACTCTGAGAGGGTATCTCAGGGTAGATTTCCAGCAGCATAACGCATCCGGTAGCCCGAAGGCTACCGAACGTGTTATTTTTTAGGTTGGAATTACTTGTTACGAACGATACAACCGGCAGTGGCGAGATACAGGTCAGTGCCGTTGACTTCACGGGTGAAGTGTACCGGCACAATCTGGCCAGGCGCTGCGGTGACTTCGAACTGGAGCAGTGAACTCCACTGCGTCAGCGCGAAACGTTTGCGAACCCCAGCCACCGTCACGATGAAGTGAGTTGGGTCGAGTGGTCCGCCTTCCGAGTAGCTGTTGTAAATCGGTCGGGTGTTGATATACATCCGGGTCAGCCATTCGCTCAGGCTTGCTGCACCAGAGGTCAGGTCGACCGTGTATACCCCAGAGCTCACGTAGGTGATATTCGCCTCGATGAGCTGACCGAACGGGTTACGGCCCTGTTCGAACAACACCGTCCAGTTGGTATCGGTGCTATCCCCTGGTGGTGCGTAGATGGTCGCCCAGATGGTCTGTGCATGGACATACGGGTTGTATGCCGGGTCTGCACGGTGGACATCGAGGGCGAACGTGAGTTCCTGCACCGTGCCGTACAGCGTCGGGTCGAAGGCTTTGGAGTTGGCACCGAGCGACACGATGTTCGACACGTCGATGACTTGACCGTGGTCGATATCGTGCAGGTAGTGCTTCCAGCCGTAAGTCGGAGAGCCCGCCACACCTGATGGGTAGCTGAACAGTTTGAACCCGTATGCATCTGCCACTGGGTCAGCCACCAGAGTGTACTGCGTGGAGATGGTACGAGTTTCCGTCTCGTTGAACCCTTCGTAGGCTTCCGTGACATCGAGCGTATAAATCAACGTCGCTGGCTGGTTAATATCCGGCGACGTCGGCATGTATGCTCCATTGGTAATCAGGCGGATTTTCGTCCCGTCGATAGGTTTCTCAACCTTGTCACCGTTGGCGTAGGTCACCAGACACATCAGCACCACGGAGTCGATAGTGGCGTTGACCGCCATTTTGACCTGCATGGTAGCGTTGTTGACTGATGGCCCCGCCAGCTGCACAGACGAGATGAGTTTCTGCGACGAGTTGGACGGACGTACCATGGCAGTGTTACGAGCCACGAACGTCCCAATACCTGTCACCACGTTGTCACCGGTATAGCCGACCAGCACTAACGGTTCCCCATCGACAATCTGGCGTTTCGACCAGGCTGCATCCGGTACCCAGGCAGGCAGGCCATTGGCATCCAGTAACTGCACCGCCGGAATACGGTCACCGGTGTAGGTGTTATCGGCGTTGTAGATACCTGAGATAACCTCAGAGCTCGGCAACGGCGTGTTCCCTGCGAAGATACGGAAGTATTTCGTCCCCGGGTAACGCGTGTAGAACCCGGAGTCCACGTTCAGCACCGCCGGTACGGTCTCGTTGTTGACGTAGATGAAATATCCCTGACTTGGGAAACGCGGTCCGACGCCCAGCATGAAGTCTTCCGCTGTCGCGCCAGCTCTCACCGGTGGTGACCATGGAGCCAGTGTTGACAGCAGGGTTCCCGGGTCAACTGCAGTCACGTAGTAGAACCCCGTGTCCTTATCGTCAATCAACGTCCCCACTGCGGGGACGTAACGGCCCGTATGCCCTTCACCGATGTTGTTCTTCCCGGTGTAAATCCAGCTGTAGTGCATCACCGCCATCAGGTTGTTGGGGTTGTACACCGGCACGTCGGCCGGTGTGGTGTCCGTGAGCTCCACGACGTAGGGTGTCCCGCTACTCGTGGTGTAAATGGTTTGCTCAGCCATGGATTAGAAGCCCTCGTAGAGATTAGATTCCCCGATACGGAAGTAACGGTTAATCGGTACCAGGTCACGGAGATACATGTGGTTCAGTTTCTCCAGGAACTGATAAGTGTTCCGTGTGACGGTCATGAACCCGGATGCATACGGCCAGGGTTTCACTTCCACGTAGTTGGTGTTGACCCCGATATGCGCCACGTCGAAGTCCAGTAGCGGACGCAGTGCAGTCAC